TTACCCTGTACAGCTTTTTGTTTTGGGCGTATCGCTGTCTCGGTTGTGGTTCGTGGTGTTGGTGTAGCAAGTTGAACCCTGCCCCCCAGTATTCGGTATGCCCCGTCGCGCTTAGCCTAACCGATAAATCAGAATCATATGCCCCGTACCCCGAAAACTGCTCGTCGTAACCACCAGCGTTCAGGTAGATGTCTCTGTGTAATGCCAGGAAGTCCCCTGGCGCATGGGCCGCACACGTTTCCCCCAAGTATGCTGGCTTGCCTGCGCACCCATCCATTAATTGTCTTACCAAAACTGTCCCGCTAGGCGTCAGGTCAAATCTGCCCCAATAGACATGGCTGTCTGGCGCTCGTTGCAATATAGCAATAGACTTCTCTAGCAGTTGTGGGGCCATGATAATGTCGCAGTTCAGGAAGACGAACCACTCCCCGTTGGCGTTAGCGGCCCCAATGTTAGATGCCCTTGGGTTGTTCCACTCCTCATCTGTGGGCCAGTTGATAAGCCGTACACCATTAGGCACTTCCACGCTCCCGTTGCCGTAGTTGACAATAATGACTTCGTAATCAGTCATTGTCTGCCACAGTGCCCCGCGGATGCAGTAGCGCAGGCTCTCTTGCCTACTACGCACCGAGACGATGACGCTTACCACTCTTCTTCTACTCGCTCTTCTTCCCACCAGAACAACTCTTCGTGGGCAGAGCGTATGTAATCTGCTGCGGCATCCACGGCATCCAAGAATGGATTGTCTTCATCGCGGTCCTGGTCGTCCAACCATGCCTCGATGTTCTCCAAAAGGGCAAGTGTCTCGTCTTGCCAACGCCCTATGCGGTTCTCAAGATTCAGGGGTATCGTCATTGTCAGTAATGCCAGCGATAAACTCATCAAGAAACTCACCAATCTCTATTGCTTTTTCACGGTTGATGATAACTTCGTCCCAATGTCCGTAGCGACTGCGACGCCCCAATATGTAGAGAATGGCAACCCATGCGCGGCGCAATATATTCTTCCAAGTAACCAAGTGGATACTCAGATACATTTCACCAGGATCGTCATCAGGCCAATATTCCAGGATAAACTGGTGCTCAGGTGAATGGCAATCGCACCGAATGAACTTTTCAATGGGCATATTTTTTCACAATCTCCCAGAACGTCTCTGCCCCACTCTCTAGCGCTACAGGGTCATTTTGCAACCACCACTCGGCCCCAATCAACCCGCCGAGTATTAGTTCTAGGCCGCTTGCCCACGCTTCTACAACGACACGACCAAAGCCATCCAATACACGTGGTAGGTAAAGGAAGCGTTCGTATCCAGCCATAAGCTCAGGCACGTCGTCATAATCAACGGGGCCACGATACCATACATAAGCCTCTTGGCTCGGTACCGACGTACCCGCACCATAGAAGTGGACAACCTCTTTGTGTTCTCTGGCCCAATACACAGCTTCTAGGGTGCCCTTGTGCCGGTGCATTGCCCCAATCCAGATAATCCCTTCGCGTTGGGTGCTACGTCTAGCAGCTTCTCTGAACCGCTCTAGGTCTACAGGCGGCGGCACGACTTCTGTTGGTACATTTACAGGATACGGAAACCAAGACCGGTGAACAGGACTATTAAAGATGCATACTTGACTGCTGTTGAGAAACCACTCGCGCAATTCGTCACACCCACTCGGCCATTGGTCGCGGACACTTTTAATCACAGGTCTTTGCGCAAAGACTTTTATGTGCGAAGCGTCGTATCTGGTCACGTTCAGGACAACGTAAGCGTCTACGTTGGTGCTGATGTTGTTAGGCGGACAGGGTATGATCTCTGCCCAATCTGGAGCAGCCGCAACCAACGTTTCGCTAGAAAGCTCAGCCCCGCCACGGAAGGAACCTACTCCGTCCGCTACCCAGCCTATCCTAGTCATTCAGCTAGCCAATCTATGGCTATTAGATTCGCGCGAGCGCGCCCATCTCGTTACGGCAGCAATGCGGGCATCATTCTCTTGCGGCTCAGGATGCTCTTGTGCTTCGTACTCTGCGTCATCCACAGCATCGTCAATGGCATCACGTTCCGCGTCATCAGTAGGGCTGCCCTCAACCTCCGCCCACAACCACGGGACTTCTGTGCCGCGCGGCGCACGGGCCGCTGTAATAGCAACGTCTCCGCCATACTTTTCCATAAACCGGAAAACTGCGGGCAGGTTTCCCGCCCCACCTAACAGGTGGACGAACAACGGCTTACCTGTCTTCGCCAGTCGCGCAGCATCCCTCATAGCGATTTTGTTCTTATCCTTGCCACGCTTCTTCCAGCTTGCCTCGGCGTGGTGGAAGTGGTTCAGGAACCTGGCGAGATTAGGTTTCCACATCATGGGCAGGGCGGTGACGTAAATGGTGTCCCTGTATCTTTCGCTGTGCTGTATAAAGTTCCGCTCAAACCATATCTCTCGGTCGTGCCACTTCCCGTTGGCAAGTAGTAACTCGCCCGCCAGTTTCGCGTCGGGCATAGCAGACGCAAACGCATCATAGCTGCAAGTGTCTAGTACGAAAAGCACATCCCACTTCCGACGGCTGATAAGTGATGCTTGTTTCAACGGTTTCTCCTATTGTTACGTGATAGCGTTCTCGGCCCAAATGACGTTAAATGCCGCCCACACAAGCGGCCACCCAAATTCTTTTTCCAAGAGCGGGGCAGGGCCGCCAACCAAATGGGCTTGCATGATTCTTCTGGTAGAATCTACCGTCTGTAGGCCAACTCTATGTAGAGCGTTGAACAGCTTCCTATAAATCTGCCACGCGTCATACGGCGTTGATCCATAACAATACACATCATTGCGCTCAGTGTACACCGGGACGCTAATTTCGGCTATCGCGCTGCTCGGTATAATTAATACAGCGGCTCGCGGCATGTTGGAAAACTCGTCATCAGGCAGCTTCCCCGCCCAAATGCGATTTGACACCGCAGTTGCTAACGCGGAATCGTTGAGCAAAAATTCTCTCAATAACGCAGGTGTATTTATCAATTGGGTCACTGTAGCGCCCTCGCGTTTAGTGCCTTAACAATCTTGTCTACACACTGTTCTGGGCTTTCGCGGATTTCGCTTCCCCAAAATCGCAAAACTTCATAGCCCAACTCGGTATAAGCTGCATTCTGTCTGATATCACGCTTCTTAGCATTGGGAAGATTGTGCCAATAATCACCATCTGCTTCTACAAGAACGCGCTGGCGAGTAAATGTTATGTCGGGTATGCCAATATCGCCAATTGGGACATTAGTTGAATACTCAATATTTCGGTTGTCCAGTTCTGAGCGCAGCGCTATCTCTATTGAAGTCCCCGTGTGGCCCTTGCGAGCAAGCGCTGCTTGGGCCTTGACCCGACCCTTGATAGCATAAGCTCTCAGCTTGCGTAATTCCTCTGGGTCTTTGAATCGCTCTATTGCTGCCAAGCTTAGGTTGTGGCGATGTTGTGGGCTTTTGGGCTTCCCTTTCTTGCCCCGCGAGATATTTAGGCGGTGTTCTAGAGATTTGGGCCGCCCGAGCAGGGCGGCTGATACTTTTCTGCGACTCTCTGGCGATGCCGTAGAACCAATATTGTTCTTGGTATTGCATTCATTAGAACAGAAGCGGGCTGCCCGAGCATTTAATGTGCCAATAGTCACGCGAAATTCTTTTCCGCAATATTCACAAATCCGCGTGCGGTGATTGTCGCGGTATCGATATTTTACTCCGCAGGATATGGAGCAAAAACGCCTCGCGGCGAAAACCGAGCGCGGTTGACCGGGCTTGATATTGAAAACCTTGCCGCACTGTGGGCATTTCTTGGGCTTGGGCTCTGGCGCAGCGCGAGATGCCTGATAACACTCGAAAGAGCAATACTTGCGCTTTGAGAAAGCAACCCTCCGCTTTTTTGCCTTGCAGTAGAAAGTTGCTCCACAATGGATGCATATGCGCGGCGGTATTGATAAGCCAGTCATTTATCTACAACTCATAGAGTTCTCGTTCCCAGTCAAGCGCAGGCGTCTCGCATCGCGCTTGATCTAGCAATGGCGGGAGGATGTCTGCCAGGGGGTCGTCTTCCGCCTCTTCGCCAGAATGCAATGTGTTGTCCAGAATCAACTCTTCTTTCGTCATGTGCCTAACTTGCCTGCCAGTACGTGGTAAAATCTCTTGGCAGCGTTGCTAAACCCCTGCACGGCGGCTTGGCTTGACGGCCAGAGCCATTTATAGATAAACCGGTTTCCTTTGTGGCTCAGCCACCCGAGCTCAAGATCAACATCGTAGGTTTGTCCACCAGGCAACTTGCTAAATACAGCCGCCTCAGCTAGGTGCTCAGTATCCTGTATGAGTTGCGAGTCAACGGCATCCCGCAACTGGCCCGTATCCACATTCGGGGGATACCCCGGCCAGACGTTGTGTGGATGGGGCCCTGGGCCTACATCAGGAGAGACGTTGTGCTTGGCTTGTTGCTTTACTTTTTCTGCCAACTCGCTTATGACGGCGCGGGCGTACTTCCGGCCACCGAGCTTTAATTCGGCTGTGTTGAGCTTGATCTCCACCGTGCCGCTTATTCTTGTCACATTATACTCGGTTCTGATAACTTGTCAAGTCTGGAAGTGCACAATATTGGCTAACCCAACGCCTGGTTGCAAAATATTTCAAGGTGATGGCTTCTGCGCATGCCAGCGCGTTCAGAAACCAGCTCAACGTTCAACGTAATGTTTATTGGTGCTGTAAAGACCAGTCTGTCCTGCTCTGTTACAATAGGGCGTTTATTGGTGCTATCCCAAACATCATCATCAAGTGCGAAAAATGCTTGAAATTCAGCAGCAATCATCTCGCCACGCGTGGGCGAAAACACTTCCCAGGGACGACCCGTTTCGAGCGTTCGGAGACGGCATTTCTTGTCTGCCACGAGAGTGCTCCAAACTTTAATGGGCTGTCCGAACCCGTCATCGGCAACAGTCGTCCAGGTCTCTATCGTGCAGGTATGCGGCAACATCCTAATGAAGCTACGCCTTGTACCCATCAGTATTTGTTCCAATACTCGCGACGCGTAGCCGCCTCAATGATGAGCGCTACGTCGCCGGGGGGGCGCTCCCTTATCTGACTCAAAATGAAAAAGTTTAGAGCGATTTCGTAATCTCCCATTTTTTCTCGGCTAATACCCATGTCCGCCGCCGTGTTTATTAGGAACGTACACCACCCGTTAGCAGCCCTCACAATAGGCTGCTCTACGACCCAAATATCAATGTCAACTCCGTTGAGGTGTACCGCCCCATCTGTGCCGTTGATGCCCCGCGTGACAGTTAGTATCTCAGTAGTAGTATCCCTGTCAGTAACGAGCATCTGTTCGTCGCCAATCTTTATCGTTTGCCGCGTGGCAAAGTTGTCTGCATCAGTTACCGTAACGCTCGTGGCTGCGGCGGTGATGCTTACGGCATCCTGTACTGTATCCCCGCTATCAACCCATGCGTTGGCGTAGTCGGTATTATACCCCCACAGGGCCTCTAGCGACAGTGCCTTCTGCAACGAGCCCGACCACTGGAATAATGTGCCGGTGTCTGTGCGTATGTTTAGCCGCCGGAACGGAGGGCCGTTGAGTGGGTAGCAATAGAAATCTGTGTCCTCGACAAGAACATCGTCATTCCCATTGGTGAATGTAGTAACGCTGAGCAGGTCCTGGTCAAGAATGAGCCGCCAGTGGTCTTGAAAGTCGTAATACCGAGTACTGGACAACTCATAGAAAAATCTGTGTGTCAGCGCATCTATCTCACGCGAAACTACAGGTATCAGAGCTTTGAGCGCCGCGTCGTCGTCTGTCCCGGATATTCCGGCATAGAGCTTCGCGTTTGCCAACGTAGTGTAGTCAGAAAAGGCCATTTTAATTCTTGCCCCAAAGCGCTTTGAATACTAGCGAGAAGAACCCCTTGCGCCCCAACCATTTTCGGTGCCACGCGTCTAGTTCTTGCTTGTCTTTTGTCGACTGCAACTGCTCTAGTGCCCCTTGGCCCACTTCTTGCCAGAACCGCTTGCTCTCTTCAATCATCAGGTGTACCATCCAGGGACGCCAGCACCCCGTTTTCAAGGGACTCTTGGGCGGCTTCATCGGCAATCTCTTGCAAGACATCTACGAATCGATTGTCCACAGCTGCTTGCACGTCAGCCTTGGTAATGCGCCCGTTACGCCCCGTTGCCACAACATGACGAAGGTCTATCGAGAATTCTCCCGCCAGCTTTCTCGCAGCCGCGGTGGCTTCTGGCTCGTTGGGTTCAGGAATGGCAGGGACCTCTATGTCGTATGTGACAAAGCCCTTCTTGATTAGCCCGTTAGCATACCATCCGCCAGCTACAACGACAATTTCGCCAGGCTGGACCCAACCTATAGTCTTGTGGTTGGGACCATTTAAGACGGCCTTGACCAAAGCCCTTACCATTACGCCAGACGCTTCTTTCTGTTTTGGTTTCGCTAAAGCGTTCATTCCCTCTACCCATTGCTCCGGGGCCATTCGTTTTCTCCTGGGCATCCCGTGCCTCCTCTTGGTCTATGCACAGAATGTTACTATTCTCGTCACAATCTGTGTCTTGCGTAAGGTGTTGATTATGTGTGTAAAATGCTGACAAAACAGCAACATTATGCACACAAGCTAATCCGGCCACACTGCCGCTTTCCACGCCTCGCCGATGGCCGTCAACGTATCACTCTCGGTATCTACAAATATATCGCTTATCTGAAACCTGGGCTCGTGGGTACAGAACCATAGGTGCAATTCTATCCAGTCAGTATCCTCGAAGAAATCTATCGTTTCAGGGACGTACTCGTTGGCAACAAAAGGAATGTCTGCCGCTGTGCCAAAGACACCCCACTCGCTGATGATAACCGGCTTGTCCTTGGCCCATTCTTGTTGCTGTTGCCAGTTACGGAAGTATTCTAGCGCAAGTATTCGGTTCTGCCAGTTAAGCCTGTCGTGGTAGCCTGGTGCATAGCTGTGCAGGTGAAACCCATCCAATTCGGGCCACTCGTTGTATAATCCATAATATGCTTCAGACCACCAGCGATGGTAGCTGATGTGCGACGGAAACGTAGTCGTTCCGCAACAGTATAACTTGGCGGTCTGGTCTGCTGACCGAATGGCCACCGAAGCTGTCCTGTATGCCTCTGCCGCCTTCTCTGGTGTACAATCAGCCTGCCAGGCGTTGTCGGGCTCGTTCAGGATGAGCCAGCGGGAACCAGGATGCTCTCTAGCATAATCAGCAAGCCGCTCTGTATTTACGCCACATCCATACTGCATTGGCAACCACTCAACACCGTATGCCCTGGCTATGTCGTCATGCCCCGTCGTTGTGCCCAAGCCCCAGTCCATCGTAGCCACTGCGCCGATGTCAGATAACGCTTGTCCCCTGTCGGCCAGGTCTTCCTTGGGGTAAGAGATGCCGCCCTTGACGTCTCGCATATTACGCATGACCAGCGGTAGGTATACCCTGTGTTCAGGCAACAACTTGGGCGTCATCGTACATGCCACCACCAACTTTGCCAATATGCATATAGCGACGAGGGCAGGTAACCTCTTGCTCATTCAGCCTTCGGCCTCGTCTTCAGCCACCGGCGCAGCTTCTCAGCTATCGCTGCCCTGTCGCGTCCGCCGACATTTCCGCCAATGGCTTCCTTGATCTGCGCCTGGCCCACCTTGTCTTTGGCGAGATACGAACGCAGTTGGCCCCACTCGTTGGCTGGCGGTACACCGTCGCGCTTCTTCTCTTTCGGTATCTTGATCGGCTGCGGCATCAGACGACCTCCTCCGGCACTTCCTCTGCCCACATGATTTGATAGCCGCCCGCCTCGATGGCCTCCAACACGGCGGCCTCGCAGGTGATGCGGCAAATCATCAGGTTGGGATCAGGTATGACGTTTTCCTGCCCAGTTGTGTCGCTCATGTTGATGCCCGCGAAGTCGCGCGTCACCTTCACGCTACGCTGCCCGTCAGGGTCGGTTGTCCAGGAGCTCAGTATCTCGGCTGTCCATTTCGCCATGTTCACACTCCGCCCAAAGTTGCTTCGTACACGCTGCTCGTTCTGGCAAACAAGACATCGTTGTCAAAAGTCATGTTGGCGTTACCTTCATCCCGATTGCCGAAACTCGTTGCCGTCTCGCCAGAGGCTGCCGAGCCGTAAGTGATCTTGTCGCCGCCGTCCGCGAAGCAATCTATGGTCTGTCCATCGCAAATAGCACGGATAGCATAAGCCGTCGCTGCTGCCCAGTCCACGTCTCCGCTGGCCCGCTGCGTGGCTGCACCATTCACGTACTCGATGAGTTCCCAGTCTGTGCCCGCTGTGCCAGGCGTCAGCTTCACGTACCAGTAGTCCTCGGACCCGCCAGTCAAGTCCGTTTCCCGCAAGACGAGGCCGCCTGCCGTCGTGCCCGCTGCCGGTGTGGTGATCTTGGCGTCGCGGAGGCAGTCGGCTAGGCCGGTGAAGGTGGCAATGCCCAGCGTAGTAGCCTGGAGCACCCCGCCTGCTGTGTCCCAGTCGCCGATGTCCTCATTCCATACGCTGCCGAGTTCCGGCGTGTAGGCGCTGAGTTCACCTGCTGCTGCAAACAGGCTCAGGTTGTTCGGCTGGAGCACGGCGGAGAGATTATGGTCTGCAACTCGAAAAGAATCGGTCGTCCCTGCGGCGTCGTAGTTGCTGAAAGCGGCGTACAGCGTGGCGGTGTTGCCTTGAGTGGTGCGCCAGAGTAATGTCCAGTTTGTGAAAGCACCGCCCTTGATGAAGAATGCCGCACCGAACAGATAGGATGCTGCCACCTGGCCACTTCGCCAGGGAACGCCGTTAGCCGCGTCGTATCCGCCGAGCACGATGGCGAGCCGGTAGTCGGTGGAGTCGGTAACGGATATGAGGTAGTCCGATTCCAACAAGCCGCCAGCGCCGTCATAAACCCGTGCGCCTAATTCATCTCCAAAAACAACATAGAGATAAATATAGTCTGCCAAGTGGCTAAGGCCCCCCGTATCGTTCCACATCTGAGGGAAGATAGCTTCGGAAACATCATCAATGTTGATAGTAACCAGCAGCCCCCGCCCCAGCGCCCTCGTTATCGCCTGCGAGTAGAAGCCCAGGTCGCCCCAGGCTGGCCCAGCCTGCGCCGTGAACGCGCACTTATTGCTCACAATCGCCTGCGTGCCGTCCACCTCGACGACGGTGAGCTGGCCGTCCTGCACGCCCTCGGCCACGGTGTCCAGGACCTGGCCGTCGGTGTAGCCCTGGTCGGCCGCGTCGAAGGTGGCGCGGAGGAGATAGCGCAACGGTCGCTTCAGCAACGGCGTTATGAGTGGTATGAGATGTCCCATGTTACGCCAACTTAATCCAGCAGACCTTCTCGCCACTCACGTCAGCATCGAAGTAGACCTGGTTCAGGTTGGCCATGTTCAGCACGATGGTCTCGCCTGGATTCAGGGGGAAGCCGTTGGCGTTGGTTACGTCATTGGCCCCGTCCTGTCCAACCCAGACCGCGTCAGTGTTGTCGGGATGCGCCTTGATGCAGAACAGACTGCCTGCCTCGGTAGTGCCGACGACTGCTGTGCCCGCTGTGGTGACGGTGATCTGGCCCGACTTGGCCGTGGTGTAGCCTTTGTAGCCCGTGTTGCCGATGTCAACGCCAGCATTGGCTGGCAGCGCCTCACCGAACTTGATGTCACCGATGTAGGTCGCATCTGGCACATTGTTGCCCGTGCGCACGTAGACCCCAGCACCGATGGCGTTGTTGACCGTCACGTCGCCAATGTCCACGCCAGAGTTAGCTGCCAGAATGACATCCGCCAAGGTTACGCCTGCGGGGTTGAGAACCCCCTTGCCAACTACCGTAATCGTGCCACCGCCCCCCCAAGCACTGATGCGACAGCGCAGTTGGTTCAACCCCGCAACGGGCGCAAGGTATAGGCCATCTGCTGTTGCGGTTGTCCCTACGCTGCCATCGTTCAGGTTCTGGCTGTTAACAGCAACCCAGTTGGTATCATCGAGAGTTCCCTCAAACGTAGCTACGTCACCCGCAACAATGCCCGCGACCTGAACGCCCACAGCCGCGATGCCACCAACGGACATGGCAGTACCGTTACCTGTCGCGACTACAGCCGCCTGAAATATATGATTGAAAGTTGTTACTAAATCTGACATTGGTTTTCTCCGTATTCTTGCCAACAGGCCATAGGCAGTTCCCAGTTGCCTGCCCAAGCCCAGCCGTTGTGGTGGTGTTTTTGGCCTACGTTCTTGACCCTCGGTACGGCAGGATAAATCTCATACAGCTCATTATGCTGCATGTAACCCAAAATATACTTGTCCCAACTTACGCCCGGTAGCGCCCATCCGATCTTCGCCAATCTGTCTTTCCAAGTCGCCCAACCCCACGGGTGGAAATAGCACCGCCGCCGTGCAACGTTGTGATTCTTCCTGGCCCAGTCCTCGCTGCGCATCAGTGGCCTGTGATACCCCGTAACTG